AAATAATTTAAAAAAAATGGGAAAAGAAAAAATGGTGACAATGTATGATCCAATAGTGGACGCATACAGACAAGTAGAATTGTCAAAAGCTAAAAAATTCGTTGAAGAAGCAAATAAGCTTAAAAAACGAATTGAAGAAGTAGAAAGTAAATAATTAAATTAAAAAAATTATGGAAAAGAAAACACAAGAAAAAGCTACTCACAAAACATTGTGGAGAATTAAAAAATTTGCCAATGACGAGGCTTTTAAAAAGGGAATTGCCTTTGAAGAAAAAGAAATAGAAGGAAATATCTTAGTTAATACTGGTATCAACGCTGCTTTAACTTTATTAGCAGGGGGTGGTGGAACTGCGTTTGATAACACTAATGCTTATTTAGGAGTAGGTGATAGCACAACAGCAGCTGCAGCAACTCAAACTGATTTGCAGGCTTCAACTAATAAATTACGAAAAGGAATGAACAGTGGTTATCCTACTTATGGAACTAATCAGAAAATAATATTTCAAGCAGATTTTGGGTCATCAGATGCTAACTTTGACTGGCAGGAATTTGGAACATTTAATGCTTCAACTGCTGGGACTATGCTTGACCGCAAAATTTCTGATCAGGGAACGAAAGCGTCAGGACAAACTTGGCAATTATCTCTTGAAATCACATTAAGTTAGAAATTAGAATAAAATGGTAAAAATACCTAAAATTTTGCCAAAAGAAATAACGGATAAATACAAAGTTAATATTAGATTGGATAAAAAAATGAAATTATTTCAACTTGAATTGACAAATTACTGCAATGCGGAATGCTCTTTTTGCAATAACAAAATAATGAAAAGAAAAAAAGGATTTATTTCACTAAAAACAGTCAGGAAAGTTATTAAGCTGATTAAAAACAAACAAGAGAGCATAGACTTAGTCCATTACGGAGAATCATTATTGCATCCGAAATTTTTTGAGATAGTAAAATTATTCTCTGATGAAAAAATAAAAACAGGAATTTATACGAATGGGAAATTGCTTACTTCAGAAAATATAGACAAGATAGCAAATTCACAATTAGCGGAAATATGTATATCAATGAATTATTTTAATCCTAGAAAAGAAGTTGAAGAATTAGTTAAAAAGAAAAAAGGGAGTATTACTGTAGTTTTTTTAAAAACGCCAAAAGGATTTGATACTAAAAAAGATGCTTTGAGTAATGACGATATGCTTGAATTTATTGAATGGGCTGAAAAAATCGGAATTAGATACAGAATAGATAATTATTTTAATCCCGTAAGAATCAATGGAAAATATGGTTGTGCTGATAAATATAATAATGGAGATTGTTTAATGAGAAAAAGAAAACAGGCTATCTGTTTGTGGAACGAAACTTTAATTGGTTGCAAAAAAGATTATGATAGTAAAGATCCTATTGGAAAATTAGATAATTTGTTAAAATTAAAATACAAGAATTCAAAATGCCCATATTAATATCAGTTATAATTCATAACAAGAATGTTCAATATTTGGATAGAGTATTGGATAGTATAAAAAACCTTAAAGGCAAATTTGATTTAGAGTGTTATTGTTTTAATACAGAAAATAAAGTTATAGATTATTTTGAGAATAAAGATATAAAATTGCTTACTTATGAAAGACCAATTTTTAATAAAAAAAATGATGGTGTTGAGCATTACTGTGGAATGGAAAGAGAGGAATTAAGCCAGCTGGTTTTTTTAAGAAACAAAATATTAGATAGATTATTAGATACTAAATGTTCACATCAGTTACTTGTTGATTCAGATGTTATTTTAAAAAAAGAAACTGTTGAAAGATTATTGGCAAGCAAAAAAGATGTAGTTGGTGGTTGGTATTTTAATAAAAGATTTCCAGATATAGCTGTAACAATGATATTTTTTAATAGATACATAGGAGATTGCATAAAGCGAAAAAAATTATTTAAAGTAATAACGATTGGGGCTGGCTGTTTATTATTAAGCAGGAAAGTGATAGAGAGCAAAAATAGATTTCCTTACAAAACATTGAGAGGAGAGGATTGGGATTTTAGTCAGAATTTAATTAAAAAGGGATATGAGATTTATTGCGACAGTTATTTATATTGTGAACACTTAGGAAAATTTAGGAAAGAAGCAAAAGCTTATAAGAATAAAAAAATTAAGGAATGGAACTTATGAAAAAAATAGTAATAGTTTTATTGACTCATCAGGCGTATTTTCCAATTTTTGAAAGGGTAATGAATGCAGTGCAAAAGATTGAAGTACCAGAAGGATATAAGGTTGATAGATTAGTTTTTACTGATTTACAAAAAGGAGAAAAAATACCAGACAAAATGATGAATTATATCAAAGAGAATAATATTTGGTTAGAGGTGATTAGAACGCCCATAGTAAAATTTAAAAGAAAACTTCCGAAAGGATGGATTGCATCAGGAACGGATTGGACAGAAAAACAAGTTTGGAAAGTTAAGGAAATAAGAAATGCTTATTTGAATATAGTAAAAAAGGGGAATTATAGTTGGCTTCTAAATGTAGATGGCGACACTCAACCGCCGAAAGATGCTCTTAAAAAGTTGTTAGCGGAAAATAAAAAATGTATAGGAGGATGGGCATATAATAGAAAACATGGAGGAATTTTAATAAATCCCAATAAAATAGAATTTAAGCAAGTATATCAAGTTTATCTTACTGGCACTTATTGTTTGTTGGAACATAAAGATGTTTTTCAGAATGTTCCATACACGCTTTGGGAGGATAAACCAAATCCAGCCGATGATAGAAAAAGGAACATAGATATTCGTAAAGCAGGATATAAAATTTATTGTCATCCGGGTGTATTTTGCGAACATATAAATCCTGAAACAGGAAAGGCTTATAGGGATAATTCTTATAAATTTAAGTTATGAATAAAGAAATACAGAAAATTTTAGACAGGGAAATTGCTGCGTTGGGAGTTGAAAAACAAGTAAGAGAAACTATAAATTCTTCTACTTTTAGATACAAGCAAAAAATAGATGATGTGAATGATGATATTATTGCTGAAATAGGGGATATTGCTAAGGAGGATTTTAGACCACACTTGAAATTAGAAAAATGGGATGGTGAATGTTTCTTGAATATAAAGACTAAAGAGAATTTGGGAAAGATCCTTGTGATTGAAGATGAAAAAGTTAAGTGGATTGATAATAAAAAAGAATACCATTTTTATCCACGAGAGCCTGAAGCTGTTGGTTTTGAAAAATGGTATGAGCCTTTTGTAAAGAACCGTGCGGGAGGGTTTGAAATTGAAATAATTTTAAATGAAAAACCTGAAACAAATGTTTTAGAATTTGATATAGAAACAAAAGGATTAAAATTTTTATATCAGGATATTTTGACACCAGACGAAAGGGATTTAATGGAAATAGAGGGGGAGATTATCAGACCAGATTTTATAGAGGGATCGTATGCTATTTATAGAGAAGAAGATAAAAAAGTTTATTCTAACAAGGAAGATGCAAAAAAATATAAAACAGGTAAATTTGGACATATTTATAGACCAAAGGCAACGGACGCTGAAGGGAATTGGGTTTGGGAAGAATTAAATATAGATAAGAAAAAAGGGAAACTAACAATTACAATACCGCAAGAATTTTTAGACAATGCTGTTTATCCAATTAAAAGTCAGGGAACGAACTTTGGCTATGAAACTTGTGGTAGTAGCAGTCAAAACTGCGGATCATTCACCTTCGCAGGCTCCTTTTTCACTTGCTCTGGGACAGGAAATGCTGATAGTATAACTGCTTGTTTGAATGGAGGATCGGCAGACATTAAGTATCAATACGCTATTTATAAAAAAAGTGATTCTTCTAAAGTGGGTGTTACTAATGAGGGAACTTTAACTGGTTCTGTTAGTGATGAGAAAAAAGTATTAACCTTTGCAAGCCCGCCTGCTTTAACTGGTCAAGATTATGTATTAGTTGCTTGGAATGATTATACTGGTAGCATTGGTCAGTTATACATAAGATATGATACTGAAAGCGACAAGGGAAGATCTGACGGTGATTATACTTATAACAACTGGCCTGATACAGCTTCTTTTGATATAACAAATAGTAAATGTTCCATCTACGCCACCTATACAGCAGGAGGAGGAACTGTTGCTCCAACAGTAACAACTCAATCTGCCACCAACGTTGAAAAAACAACTTGCACAGGAAACGGAAATATAACTGACACAGGAGGAGAAAATGCTACTCGTAGAGGTTTTTGTTATATGACAGGAACTTCTGGCGACCCCACCACTGCGAATAGTGTTGCTTATGATGATGGAGATTTCACGACAGGAGCTTTTTCAAAAGGAATAACAGGGTTAACAGCAGGGACTAATTACAGAGTTAGGGCTTATGCCGTCAATTCAGAAGGAACAGGATATGGGAATACAGTCCAAGTTACAACGATATTTGAAAAAAGCATTTCAGAAACAGGTTCAGGCAGTGAAAGCCTAAGTATAACTAATACTTTAGATTTATCTGAAAACTCACAAGGAAGTGAAAGTTTAGGAACTTCTAATAGTTTTAATATTTCAGAAATAGGAATAGGAAGTGAATTGTTGAGTTTATTAAATACTCTCGCATTATCAGAAACAGGAGCAGGCTCAGATATTGTTAATTTATTAAATAGTTTTATTATAAGTGAAACAATGGCTGGAAATGAAACATTAAATTTGTTAAATAGTTTTATATTATCAGATACAGTAAATAGCAATGAAGTAATAAATTTATTGAATAACGTTGATTTACAAGACAGTGCCAATGGTGATGAAGTAATATCAACTATTAAAAATGCTATTATAAGAATAATAGAAACAGCACAAGGTGATGAAATAATAAATTTATCCAATCAATTTAGTTTGCAAGATACAGGGAACAGTGATGAAACGATAGCATTGCTTAATAATTTAAAGTTAGAGGATACAGGAAATAGCGGAGAGATAATAAATTTATTAAATAGTCTAAAATTATTTGATAATGGAAATAGTGATGAAACTTTAAATATAATTAGTAATCTTTCAATAATAGAAGTAGCTACTGCTTCCGAAATAATAAGTTTGTTGAATAGATTTAAATTAGATGAAAACGGATCAGGAATAGAAAGTTTATCAATTTTAAATAATCTTAAATTAAGTGATAATGTGAATGGCAATGAATTATTAAATATTTTAGGTAGAATTGCTTTAAAGGAAACAGGGACAGGTGCTGAAAATATTTCAATAGAAATTTTAAGATTGATTTTGAAATTGAAGGCACTTATAACACTTAGTAAATTAAAAGCAAATATAAATAGAAATCAAATAAAAGCAAATATATCTAAAGAAAAAATAAAAGCAAAAATAATTGTTCAAAAATACGGTTAATATAAAAGGCAGATATAGGTATATCTTGACATCCAGTAAAAAATAATCTATTTTAAGTAATATATAATAATATAATGCTCTATTGACATATTTTTAATAAATATATGTTCATTATTAGCTTGAATTTTGTTTATGCCTTATCCAGGAGTACCAAAAGAATTAACACCAAAAATGGATAGTTGTGTTAAAAAAGTAATGAAAGATGGAAAAGATAAATCTTCTGCCATTGCTATTTGTGAAACTTCTATTATGAGCCAAAAAGAAAGAAAAAAAGAAAAACCATATGAAATAGTAGCTAGCAAAGAAAAAAAGTCTGAAACAAGATTAGTTTATTTTTCTCAAACACCAACCAAGAAATCTATAAATGCATCAAAAGAAGGGAAAATTCTTAAAAATGTAGAAATATTTAAATCAGGAACATATAGAGGCATACAATTTAAAAATTCAGGATTAGATAAAATGGTAGCTAATTTCTATTATCTAAAAGCTTTCGGTGTTTTTCCAAATGTTCCTGTAAGAGCAGATCATCCATCAGGTGGATTTTTCGGTGGAGGGGATATTATTGATAATATTGGTGGCTATATTAAAGATATAAAAAGAAAAGGAAATAAGTTAATAGCAGATTTTAGAATTACTTCTGAAAAAATGTGGGATAAGATAGTAGAAGGTTCTTATGTTAGTAGAAGTGCTGAAATTGGAACTTATGATGATAATAATGGAATTATATATTCACCTATCTTATATGGAGTAGCTTGGGTAGATATTCCTCAAGTAGAAGGATTATCACCAACCTTTAATTATTCACGAAATAATAAAAATTTTGAGTTAATAAATCTTAATGCAATAATGAATATGCCAAATGAAAAAGAATTTCCTCCTGTAAAAGAGGAAAAGAAAGAAGAAAATCTTCCTATAAAAAAAGAAGAAGCTAAAGAAGAGAAAAAAGAGGAAGAAATTAAAGAGGAAAAAAAGGAAGTTAAAAAACATAATAAATTAAAAGAAAATAATATGGAAACAATGGAAAAGGAATTTCCTAAAGAAGCTAAAGAATTAAAAGCTCTTAGGGAAGAAAAAAAAGTGTTACTTTTGAAAGAAAGAGAAACATTTGTAGATTTGATGGAAAAAGAAGGAAAAATTTTACCAGCTCAAGTCAAAGATGAAAAAGTATTTGTGAAAGATTTGACTGAGGAACAATTTAATAAATACAAAGAGATGAAAGAAAAATCTGCTAGTATTGTTAAATTAGACAAGGAAGTAATAGAAAAAGAAGAAGAAGGGGAAGAGAAAAAAGAAGAAGATAAAAAAGAAACAACAGACGAAAAAGCGGATAAATTTATAAAAGAAACTAATTAATAATTAAATAAAAAAATATGAGGTCTATAACTCCTGCTAGTGGAATAGTTATAAAAGAATATTTATATTCTACTGAAGGAACACAATTTGAAAGTTATACTATCGATTCAGATACAGTTTCTACTGTTGATAGTGATAACAAAAAATATCTGAATAAAGGAGTAGTTTTAGCAAGGATAACATCTCCTGCTGCTGCTTCAGGATTAGTTGGACCATACGATCCAACAGAAAGCGATGGACGACAATTGGATTATACTATTGTTGGAATTAATGATACTTTTGCTGATTTATCAGAAGGTGATGTTGACGCAGGAGTATTGGTTAATGGAACAGTTAAAGAATCAGAAATTCTTATGGGTGCTGCAGACGGAGCATTGCCTCCTACATATAAGGAGTTGCTTAGAACTTCAACGCTTGATATTCTCGTTAAATAATTAATAAATTGAAATAAAAATATGAACAAACTTGATGTATATGGTTTAGATCAAGCTACCATGACCTCCGTTGTTAATAAATTAGAAAACAAAGGTGGTAAAAAGATTGGTTTGAGTTATCTTCCATTTTTCAATTCTCCAACAGAAGAATTGACTTGGGATATAGTTAAAACAGTTAGTCCATTAGCTGACTTTAGAGCAGTTGATGGAGAAGCTAAACTTGTAGGACGACAAGCATTTGATAGAGCTTATGCTGATGTTGTTAGTTTAGCTCAAAAAGAAAGATTCAATGCTTCTGATTTAAGAAAAATTCGTGAAGCTGGAATGTTACCGATTGTTGATGGTAAGATTTCCTTAGTAGCTCAGCAAGGTGCTGCAGCTAAAAAGAAAGTAAGAGATGCTTTGCAACGATGTAAAGACGCTATTGACAATAGATTGGAATGGATGCAAGTAAACGCTCTTTTAGGAAAGGTTAGTTCTCCTTCTACTTCAAAAATTAAATTTTCAGTAGATTATGGAATTACTCCAGGACAATCTGGTGTTGTACCTTCTACTCTATGGAGTACTACTGCAACTTCTGATCCTTTGGGAGACATTCTAGATTGGCAACAAACAGTTCTTGAAAAAACTGGTGTTTTAATGACAGTAGCAATTATGTCAAGAAAAGCATTAAGCTATGCTTTAAAAGCGAAAGGAATGAGAACAATTATGCAATATACTAATCCTATGTTGTCATTGACTAAAGCTCAACAAGTTATTGAAGAAAATACAGGGATTAAGATTGAACTTTATGATTCAACTTATACTAACGCAGCAGGAAATACTGTAACAAGATTTTTAGCAGAAAATACTATTATTATGTTAGCCCCTACTAATGATGGAATTGGAGATACTGCAAGAGTAATGCATCCATTAGCTGATTATAAACCTGGATATTATTCTTGGACGGTAGAAAAGAAAGATCCGTATGGAATTGAGGCAGGTGTCGGATTAGATGCTTTCCCACGAATTAAACATCCTGAAGCATTATTCAATGCGAAGGTATTTTAATAGAACCCAGCATTAAAGTTTTTGCAACTTTATGGATAAGGTATGAAAGATTGTACCTTATCATGAGGTTATAAAATTATGGAGACATATTCAAATGATAGAGATATATCAGAAAAACTTGCTCAAGTTACGATTTCTTCTGATATAGTAATAGCAGATTTTAGAACTGATTCATTTAATATAATCAATGCCAAACTAAGAAAGTTATATATAGTTCCTATAACTTCTAAGGATATTACTGATGTTGGAATACTTAAATCTATTGAATCATCGTTATCGGCTGGGAATATTTTATTGGCTGTAGCTATATTACATGAAGTAGAAAATACACATGAATATGGAAAAATATTGATTAATAGAGCTAATCGGATGTTAACAGAGTTAATCAATGAAAAAGTAGTTTTATCTAAGGAAGCAATAAGAGATACTGACGATTCTGATGAAGTGATAGACCCTCCAATAATTGATGGTAGTTCTTCTGATAAGTATGCTACTTTTGATAGACCTATGTCTGGAATTGAAAACGATGCTATTGAAGGTAAGGTTGATGCTACTAAATACAATAGTTTAGAAGATACAAAAACAATATGATAGAGGTAACAATAAGTGGAATAGAAGAGTTAAAAAAAACATTACAAAAATTAAGATATATAGGAAGAATAGCTGGCAAATGGATGAATTCTGGAGAACCTAATGGAATAATGCAAAAGAGTTTTTTGAAAAATTTTAAGTTACAAGGAAGACCAAGATGGTTACCGTTATCAGAAGTAACGATTGAAGATAGAGATAAGAAAGGATATGGAGAAGGACCAATATTGCAGAGAAGTGGTGAGTTGATGGATAATGTTACTAAATTAAAAGGAACTACAAAAGTAAGTAACAATTATTCAGAAACTACATGGGGAGTGAAAGAATTACCTTTTAAAGTAAGACAAAAATTTGCTTCTAACCAATCTGGCAAAGGAAGACCTGGACAAAAATTACCAATGAGACCAATGATAGGATTTCAAAAAAATGATGGCAAGGAATTAGTTAATAGTTTATCTGATTGGATTCTTAAATCAATTACATGAGAAATTATATTTTAACAAATATCAAAGAAGGATTAGACGATAACTTGGGAGTTTCTTCTAAATATAAGAATGTTTTAGTGGATGAAGTTACTAACCAAATCCCTGAGAGTGTAACGGTGAATTATTTTGTTGGAGTAGATATTGTGTCTGCTAATAGTGCTGATAGAGAAATTGGAAAAAGTTATCCTGTAAGAAGAATTTACGAATGTTCTATTGCTACTTTAGTTAAAAATGCTGATTTCAATAGCGGGCAGAATGAAGTTGATATTATTGTAAATAGAATTTTTAAATATTTTGCTCAAGATATTGGAAGTTTAGGAGGATTATCATTAACAAGAGATGGAATTAAAGAAACAGTGATTAGTTTTGATATTGAAAATATGGTTTATGGCCAAGCAGCAGGATTAAAAGTTGGTCAATTAGGAAATGCTTGTCTTATTAGTTTAAATATAATGACAGAAATAATAATTTAATTTAAAAAATTTATGGCATATACAGCGGAAAAAGGTTATGTTGGATTGGCTATTCAGCCAGTGAAAGGAACATTTACAGAACCAACAGACTTTATGAAAGTTCAAGGTATTGACATCAATCCTGATGGGGAAAAAATTATCCCAGATGTTGAAATTGGTTCAGGAAGTGATATTACGGAAATCTATCAAGGAAATTATAAGATTGCAGGTTCAATAGATTCATATATTAGATCAGAAGCTATCGGATTATTATTCTATGGTGCAATGGGATCATATATAGCATCTGGTGTAGTTAGCACTGGTGCTTATTTGCATAATTTTGTTCCATCTGGAGAATTACCTTGGCTTTCAATTAAAAAATCAGTGGCTGATGATATTCAAATATATGATTATACTGATTGTAAAATAGAAGGATTCACCGTTGATATAAATGCTTCAGAACCTTCAACAGCTAAATTTGATATTGTAAGTATATCTGATGAAGAAGGGTCTGCTAGTAACGAAAGTTTTGAATCAACTCCAATGCTAATTGCAACTCAAGCTAATGTTAATATTGGTGGTGCTAGTGTAAGTGTTAAAAAAGCATCAATAACGATTAAGAATAATCTTGAGAATGGAGATTTCAGAGTAGGTTCAAGATTCTTAGGTGATATTACTGAAAAACGTAGAGAAATTGACTTATCTCTTGATATTGTCTTAGATACAACTTCAGAATTATATAAGAAAGCTTTCTATGGCTCAGCTACAGCGAATTCTGCAACTAATGATGTTTATGCTGATAGTGTCGATATAGTTCTTAGTAGTCCAACTAAAATTGGGGCATCTGCTCTTCCGTATAAGATATTATTTTCTGTTAAAAATGCTGTTTTTATGACAGCTCCAATACCAGCCAAAGGAGATGATTTGATAGTTATTACTCTGACTCTAAAAGCTGTTAAATCTGGAACAAATAATATTTTTGAAATTCACAGTTGGAATGGAAAGGCTTCTTACTAATAAGTTTAATAAACTAAATTAAAAATATATGGCAAATGTCTATTTTGGAGAACAAAAAAGAGAAAAATTAATGTTAGATGATACCCAGTATATTGAGTATAAGAAATTGAATGAAGGTGAATTAATTCAATATCAAGATTCTATTTCTGGAAAAGTCATAATGGACCAAGATACAAGAAAAGGAGAAATTGAAACTAAAGTTGGAACAGAACGATCTATTTTAATCAAATTAGCTGTTTGTGGATATAGTATTATGTTTGGTGAAAAAGAATATACTAAATATGATAAAGATGAATGGGAGAAAACATTATACCCTGTAATGGATGGAGATAAGGCCAATGAATTATATAAAAAAATCAAAGAGTTTAATGGATTTGACGAGGCTAAAAAAAAATAAGAGAAAAGCAATTACTTGAACTTAGAGCTACAACGAGAGATTGGGCAAGAGGGTATCAAATAGTCAATCCTCCGTCCAGTCTCTCTTTGTTTACCATGTGTAAAGAGTTAAATTGCTTACCCTATGCAGGAGGATGGTTTGACCAAGACCCTGAAATTTGTCAAGATTTTAAAATTATTTCTAATGTAATTGCTGAAGAAGAAGATAAAAAATCTAAACAAAAAAAATAAATGATGGATTATAATTTACAAATAAAAATGACAGCGTTAAATCAAGCGAGTGCGAAAGTAGATGCTGTTTCAGGTTCTGTTGATAAATTAGATAATTCAACTAAAAAAAGTAATAAATCTCTTAAAAATTTTGGTAAGTCATGGGAATCCTTTGGCTCAAGAGTCAATGTTTTAGGACAAAGAATGAGTGGTGCAATTACATTGCCTTTAATTATGTTTGGTAAAAGTGCTATTGACACAGCTATTGTAGTAGATAAAGCTTGGGCAAGATTTAATAAAATATTTTCAGGGACAAAAGAAGATGCAGAAGGATTAAAAAAAGAGTCTAAAGAACTTTCTGAAGAATTTGGAATTAATATTGAAGATGTTTTTGGTGTTATGGGTGAATTTAATAAAGCTGGAATAGATTCAAAAGATGTATTAATCAAGTTATCTAAAAAAGCATTAGAAACAAGCATTTTATTTGATACAGATTTGAAGTCAGCCTTTGAAGGTGTAAAATCAGTCATGTTTGGTTTTGGTCTAAATGTTGATGAGACTAGAGATGCATTAGCTACAATCAATATTATAGGTGATAAGACAACTACTTCTGAGCAAGATATATTAGATGTTATGCAAAAATCAGGTGGAGTTTTTAAGCAAAATTCAATAAGTATAAGGGACGCCGCTGCTATGACTTCTCTCTTAGCTCAAAGTAATATTAAAGGGACGATTGCAGGTAATATGTTTAAAACAGTCATTTCTAAGATTAACGATGCAACGCCCAAAGCTACAAAAGAAATGAAAAATTTTGGAATAGATGTTTCAGGCAATGCTTTTAGAACAGCCAGTTTTGTAGATAAATTAAAAATGTTGCATGACAAACAAACAGAAGTTTTTTCTTCAGGAAGTAAAGTAAAAATTGCCAATTACAACACGGCAATGAAAGATTTAGTTGGATTAAGACAATTAAACAGATTTAGTATTTTAGTTGACAAAGTTGATCAATTAAAAGAAGTAACAGATATGGCATCAGATGAAACAAAAAATCTTGAGTTTTGGAATAAGCAACTTGCGGTTGTTTTAGAATCTACGCCTAAAAAGTTAGAGATAATGAACCAAATGTATAGAAATCAACAAATTATTTTAGGAAATAAACTATTACCGATAAAAATGGAATTGTTGAAAATTATGACAAAATTAATAAATAAATTTAATGAATTATCTCCTGGAACTCAAGATTTTATAATTAAATTGGGTTTAATCGCAGCAGCTATTGGACCAGTTCTTGTATATGTTGGGTTATTAGTTACTGCTTTTGGATTTATGTTTACTACAGCGGGATTAGTAATAACTGGAATGATAGGTTTTGCTATTTTATTATCAGTAGCATGGGCAAAAAATTGGAATGGGATACAAGACAAGACAAAGAATGTTTTAAATAATATAAGAAAATGGACAAAAGAACATTGGGATGAGATACAGAATAAAACAAAAAATGTTTTAAATAATATAAGAAAATGGACAAAAGAACATTGGGATGAAATATCTAGTATATTTAAAGGTGCTTGGAAAATTATTAAAAGTATTTTTGATATAGGATGGGGAATATTAAAAGGAGCGTATGATATTGCTATGGAAATATTTACAAGAGATTGGAGTCTTGCATGGGAAGGATTAAAGCTTGTAGTTAAAAGTATTTTTATTGGAAAAAGTGGAGAAGGAGGAATAGTAGGCATAATCAATGGAGCTATTGATATATTAAAAAATTCAATAAAAATAGGGACACAAGATATGATTAATTCATTTAGTAAGATGTCCACAGTTACACAATCTATTTTATTGGGATTAGGAATATATTTCTCTGCTTGGTGGTTAGCTAGAAAATTAGAAATTCTTTATATAATGGCATTATATGCGAAAGATTGGATACTAGCTATGGCTAAATGGTCAGCAGCAACAATTGGACAATTTGTAGTTGTTGGAAAGGCAGCTATGACATTACAGGGGGTATTATCATTACTTTCTGTTCCAATAGTTATAGCAATTGGTATTGGCTCAATTATAGCAGCAATAAAAGCTGCTAAACTTCTAGGAGAAGCAGTGAATGAAGCTTCTGATTCTAATGATGCTAATATTAAAAAAATAAATGAGTTATTATCACGAGCTAAAGAATTAAAAGGAGTCAATGAGGAAGAAAGAAAAAAATTGATAAAAGCAGCTGATGTATTGGGAAGATCAAATGCTAAAGTTATGTCTGATTGGGCTGGAAATAGTGGAGGAATTGAATGGATAAAAGGAGTTAATAAAGCTTTGGGGCTTGCTAGTGGTGGATTAGTCTATGCAGCGAATGGATATTTATCTCAAGGTAAAGATACTGTACCTGCTATGCTTTCACCAGGAGAAATGGTATTAAACAAATCACAACAAACAAATTTATTTGATATGTTGAGTGGAAGAAACTCTGTTCAAACTGCAGGTGGACCAACAATAAATATAAATGTAGGAACAATGGTAGCTTCTAGGGGAGAGCAAAGAGCATTTGCAAGAAAAATAGAAGAATTAATTAGTGAAGATAAAGGAAGATACTAATATGTGGGGAAAAATAAACGATTTAGAAATTAAAGCACCATCAGTATTTTCATCAACAGATGAAGTTATTGGTGGATTTAATGTTACCTTAAAAGGAACAAAAAGAAGATACATTAAAGCTGTAAAAAAAGTTTGGAAGTTAGGTTATAATTTTCTTACTACAGATGAATATGATAATATTTATATAGAATTTGCTAAAGAAATTCCAAGTTCAATACAAGAATCACAAACTTACGCTATTTTTACAGTTTATGAAAGTTCAATGAATATAAATGAAGAAAATGTTCATATAAATATTTCTTCAAGAACTATTGTCCCTGGAACAAATTATTTATCTAATGTAGAAATAACTTTAATACAAGTATGATTATTGCTCCCTCAGGATTGATTTCTAATATGGAATCATATACAAGAAATCCAACAGCCAAATTATCTATTTCTTGGGATACAATTCTTTTGTCTGGGGAATGGTTTAAATTAGATCAAACAGAACTTGATTCTGGAGGTATTTTAACACAATACGAATATGAAGAAGGTGATATTATTCTTGAAGGATTATCAGATATTGATTCAAGAATTTATACCGATGAAACTGATTGTCTATTATCTTTAGAAGGATATTCTAAATTACAAGGAGATTCTTACCAATATTCTATTGCTGATATGGATGTATTATTAGATAATACTGATAGCAGATATATTCCTAAGGAAAATAAAAATAAATTAAATAACAGTGGATTTGAATTTAATAAAGATAGTTGGAATGAATCATTAGGAACAAATGCATCTTCTTTCATTGATGAATATAATCCTCATTATGGAATAAGAGACTTGCAAATAGATAATCCTGGTCAGAACAATGCGTCAATGTTTTCTAATGTAGTTGATGTTTACACTACTGATGGTCATAACAAAATTCCTATATTATCAGTAGAAGATTGGAATTTATCTTTTTATGTTACTGGTAGTGGAATAATGTCATTAAATCTAATGGCCTATGATTTATCAGCAAGTGGAAGTAATGATATAACTACAGGTTATTTATCTGGCTCAGCTTATCAGATATCATTAGAAAACGATGCTTCTGGTGTTTGGAATAGACTTGATACTTCTTTATCTGTTCCGTCAGGAACATATTATTTGAGAGCATTACTTTCAACTTCTGGCCGTTGGGCAAGATTTGATGATGGCCAAGTAGAAAAAAGTTTAAATGTAACAGCTATTGAAAATAATTTTATCGGTGATTTGATTTTACCTAAAAGAGCTATTCGTTCTGAAGTCGGTTTTAATAATTACAATATTCCAAAATTTACAGGATTAACTACTAAATTTACTCCAAATATTATTGAAGATACAATTCAAATTTATGCTTATGATATGGCAGATAGGCTGAAAGATATTATTATTATTGATAAATATTATGAAAATAAAAGAACAGATGAATTGATTATTGAATTAGCTTCTTTAGCTAATATTGGGATAGAATCAATATCATTAGAAACAGGTACAAATACAGTAGAGTTTGCTTATTTTCAAGAAGGTTCTGTTTGGACATATATGAATCAAGTGGCTGAAAGTGAAGGAGGCAGAATATTTTTTGATGAAACTGGAAAATTAATTTTTTGGAATAGAAATCATTATAGAAATAATACAGATATTAAATATACTTTTGATTTTTCAAACAATATAATTAATTTAAGCTATGAAATATCTAAAGAAAAAGTAAAAAATTATATTAAAGTACAAGCTTCTCCTAAAAAGAAATTAGCAGATACAAAAATTTATGACGATACTACTAATTCAATTATTGGTAATGGAGAAACAGAAGAATTTTTTTGTCAATATAATTATAAAGAAGAAACTTCTGTCCCAGCTTTAAATGTTATTGTTCCTACCATAGGGACAGATATTATTGCTAATACAGCAGAAGATGGGTCAGGAAGTAATATTTCAAGTGATATTTCAATCTCAAGTTATTATATTTTTAGAGATTCAATGAGGTTAAATTTGCATAATGCTAATGCTTCTACAGCTTATTTAACAACTTTTCAAGTTTATGGTGATCCGATAGTTACTGCTAGATATATTAAAGAAATACAAGAAGATAAAAATTCAGAAGCAATTTATGATACTCAAAAACTTAACATAGAAAATAATTTAATTACTACTGATAGTTTTGCTTCTGATTTAGCTACTCAAAAATTAGCTGAGTTGAAAGATTCAAGAGATTTTATTAAAATAAATGCAGTTGGAGTTCCTTATCTTCAATTAGGAGATATGGTTAAGGTGCAAAGGTCATTTGATGGAACATATGAAAATTTTATTATTATAGAAAATTCTTGGTCATTTCAAGATGATTTTACACAAACATTAACATTAGAGAAAAAAGTAATTGTTTAAATTAAAAAAATTATGGCATGGACACAACCTAGGGGCTGGTCATATAAAGAAGCACCAGGCTCAGACAAAATGAATGAACAAATTAGAGATAACCTAAATTATTTAAAAACATCTTTACCACCAGGAGTAATGATGAGTTTTGCTGGTAGCTCAGCACCAACGCAATGGTTGCTTTGCGATGGTAACGAAGTATCAAGGACAACTTATTCAGATTTATTTGCAATTATAGGAACTACTTATGGAAGTGGAGATGGATCTACCACATTTAATTTACCTAACAGAAAAGGTAAGGTTGGAGTTGGTGTAGATACTGGACAATCAGAATTTGATACTTTAGGAAAAACAGGAGGAGAAAAAACGCATACATTATCAAGTGGAGAAATGCCAGTGCATACTCATATACAGAATAGCCATAATCATAGTCAGAATAGCCATAATCATAGTCAGGACAGTCATACTCATACACAAAATAG